GCTCAGCAATGATGGTCGCTATGGAACGATTGTGCGCTTTGTTGGACACAGACGAAGGCGGTGCGCGCCTTGGTCCCGCCGACATCCGCTTTGCTTACAAGAAAGACGATGTTTTCTTATGTTCCCACCTGTCTGCTGATCCCAAATGTCAGACGGTGGTTGAGGGTGATTACAGTGCCAATGACCGAGAGCAGGTAAGAGAAGTCGGAGAAGTCATCATCGATGCCTTTCTTAAGAAATTGAACTTCGATCCATACACACGCTTGTGGATGCAAGAAGCCAACGAGGAGTATGATGTATATGGGTGGTCGGCCGGAATCAAAGCCACACTCAAATACCAACTCCCAACCGGCACGACTGCGACCACATTCCGCAACTCAGCATTCAATGCTGTGATGTTTTCTGTTGCCATGCAACAACAATCAGTCACGAACGCCAGAGCGGTCATCCTCGGCGACGATTTGGCTGGTGTATTGCAACAGAACATAAGCATCAAAGAGTGGGAAAACTGCGTTACTAGGTTTGAGATGAAGTTGAAAGGCAACAAGCACATCGAGTTCAACGGTGCTTTAACTTTTCTCTCCAGACGTCTTGTTTCATGTACTCCAACCCCATGTCTTGTCCCCAAAATCGGCAAGACACTCGCACGCTTCAATACTAGAGCTTGCAAGAACCCCTCCGTTTCGAATGACGTTTATATGGCTGGCAAGGCTTTAGCCCACGCCTATGAATATCGCCATGCCCCATTAATGGCGCGTATGTTCCTAAACCGGTTTGAACACCACAAAATTCTGAGTCATCTTGATGAACATGGACCGCTTCAACACGATTCGTGGTTCCTCAAGATATCTGGGATGGTTACGCCCGCCGAAATCAAGAACGCGGTGCTTAGTTGCCCTGTCCGCATCAGCGATGATGATTGGATTTATTGGGTGGCCGACACTTACCTTCTTGGTTGGGACGACCTTCAGGAGCTCTGTGAGCAGGTGATAACTGGCACGGTATACGAGGTCATCGAAACTCCGGCAATCAAGGATTAGGCTATGGCGGCATGGGATTCGGTCACCATCACCAAGGACTTGGAGGCTACGGCTACGGTAACGGCATGGGTTACGGCATGGGCTACG